TAATTAAAAAAATTGAAACTATGAGAGACACAGAAATAAAAGAATTAGCAGAAGTATTGGAGATACATTTTAATGACAGACAAAACAATGGAAGAAATTCTATCGAAGCTAGACCCCAAAACAAGAAAAAGAGTACAAGTAGCAACAGAGGTAGAAATAGAAAAACAACCAACCCCAAGCCTCAGTCTTAATGTTGGATTAAAAGGTGGGTTTGGTTATGGTAGACAGATTTTAGTATGGGGAAACAAGTCTGCAGGTAAATCTTCTTTTTGCTTACAAATGATTGGTGAAGCACAAAAAAATGGAAAAACTTGTGCATGGATTGACTCAGAGCAATCGTATTCCCCAGAGTGGGCTGAAAAGCTAGGAGTAGATTCAGATAAACTTATCTATTCTCCAGCTAAAACAATTAATGACATGGTAGACGTTGCAACAGACCTAATGTCTGCTGGAGTAGATATCATAGTAGTTGATTCAATTTCAGCACTACTTCCTGCAATCTATTTTGAAAAAGATGGAGAAGAACTGAAGTCTCTTGAAAACACAAAGCAGATTGGTGCAGAGGCTAAAGATATGACACACGCAGTAAAAATGCTTAACTATGTAAATGAAAACACCTTACTTGTTTTAATCTCTCAACAAAGAAATAGTTTTGGTGGAATGCATGCTACTCATATCCCAACTGGTGGAATGGCTGTAAAGTTCTTTAGTAGTACTATTGTTAAGCTATGGTCTTCTGAATCTGAAGCATCTTCAATTAAAGACAAAATTTCTGTTGGAGATAGACTTATTGAGCAACGTGTTGGTCGTCCAGTTAATTGGACTATTGATTACAATAAGACTGGTCCTCAGTTTATTGGTGGATCGTATGACTTTTACTTTCAGGGAGATCACGTTGGAGTAGATAAGGTTGCAGACCTTGTTGACACAGCAGAGCTAATGGGAATTATTGAACGTGGCGGTGCTTGGTACACAGTACTTGATCAAAGAATTCAAGGTCGTGCAAAGGTTGTAGAGCATGTAAGAGAAAACCAAGAAGTATTTGACACATTAGAATCGCAGGTATATTCTAAACTATGAGCATAGATCCAAAAGACTTTATTCGTCCTACAGAGCCACAAGAAGAAGGTGTTCCTATTGGTGGAACTTTTGTTTGTCAGACATGTCTAGAAGACACTAATTCTGCAGTCTTAAATGAAGATGAAATGATTATTGTTTATGTTTGCAGCCTTGGTCACAGAAATGAGGCAACTCTATGAGTGAAGAAGGAGAACTAAAAAGAATTGGTGCCAAACCACATAAAAATTCTGGTCGTGGTCAATATCAAAAGGGTGATGGCTCATGGGAAGAGTTTATAGTTGATGTAAAAGAAGCAGGTAAAAGTTTTACCCTAAATGAAAATGTGTGGTCTAAGATTGTTACAGACACCCTTAGAACAGATATGAATAAGTCACCAGCATTGTTGCTATCAATAGGTGACAAAAGAAAAATAAGATTAGCAGTCATTGAGTGGGCTGCACTAGAAGATTTAATGGAGAGAGCTAATGGAATCAACCCTTGAGTATATTAATCAAGTAACTGAATTTAATGATATTCACGAATTTATGAAAGATGAAGATTTAGATGAAGCAATGGCTTTGATTGTTAAGATAATGATGAAGCCAGATATTCCATCTGTTCAAGCGGTTGCTTTAATTGGAAAGCTTCAGGCAATGAGTGCTAAGTTTGGTATACTTGCTACTTATTACACAACGATTGCAAAAGGTCCATCTGGAAGTGTAAATAATACCAAAAAGAACGTATACTATACAATGAAAGATAGTATTGACAAGATGGTAGATGCGTTAAAATATGTAGCAAGATATAACTTAGGAGCGTAATGGCAAAGAATTTAATTAAGACACTAACAACGAAACCCAGAAATACTAAAGTAGATGCTAAAAAGCTTCGTCTTGCTATTGGCAGGTCGTATCTTGAGGGGAAAAATAAAACAGAGTTTAGAACTAAAAAAACATTCTCTCCTTCAACAGTTGGATATGGGTATGGAACTTGTGCTCGTTATTGGAACTTAGCATTCTCAGGTGCAGAATTCAAAGATAGTTTTAATGCACAGGGAATGGCAGCTATGAATGCAGGAACTCAGGCACATGAAAGAATCCAGGGTGCTATGCAGAAGGCAGACTTGGTTAAAGAGTTAGAGCGTGAGGTCAAACTACTTGATCCACCAATTCGTGGCTTTGCTGATTTAATTTTAGAAATTGATGGTGAAGAGGTTGTTGGAGAAATTAAAACAATCAAAGCAGAGGGATTTGATATTCGTAAGGATACATCTACTGGATCAGATAGTCACGTTGTTCAGCTTTTAATTTACATGAAGGCTTTGGGATTAGATGAAGGTTTCTTCTTATATGAAAATAAAAATAGCCATGAGATTGCAGTAATTCCAATCGTAATGTCTGAAGAAAATCAGGAGTACTCAGAATATATTTTTAATTGGATGCGTGAGGTTCATCAAGCCTGGAAAGATAATAAGAACATAAAGAGACCATACAAGGAAAATTCTTACCAGTGCAACTATTGCCCAATTAAAAATGATTGTTACTCAAGGACGGACGGAAGAACAAAGATCCTCCCACTAGAGGTAAGAAAGTCGTGAATAAAGCATGTATAGAGTGTGGCAACGACTTTGAGTTTAAGACACATAATCAAAAATATTGTTCTGGTCAATGCTGTAGGGTTGCTACCAATAAAAGTATTATGGAAAAGTACTATGCCAAGAAAGCAAGACTATCTGGCAAAGAAAGACTTTGTGAGTGTGGTTGTAGACTAAGTATGTATAGCCCAGACAGCATATGTACTTTATGTCAACAACAGAAAAAGAAAGATAAAACATCTATTGCTTTGGAGGCTATGAAGAATGCAGTTGTCAAATCTTCTAAAGCAAAAAGCAGATAGAGTATTAGGTATTGATGCATCAACTGCATCAGTTGCATTTTGCTTGTTTGAAAATGGTGTTCCCGTAAAGATGGGAAAGCTACCTATTGTTGGTGCAACTATCTACGACAAGATTAAGGACGCTAATACTAAATCTAAAGTCATAGCTGATATTTGTAAGGCTGACTATGTTGCTGTTGAATCTGCTATTATGGTTAGGTCTGCAGATGCAGGTCTTAAAATTGCTATGATTGTTGGTGCAATTTTATCTGTAATTCTAAAGCCAGAAACACAGGTAGTAACAGTAGCACCAGTATCTTGGCAGTCTTTTATTGGTAACAAAAATTTTACTAAGGCAGAAAAGTTGCAGGTAGAAAAAGATTTTCCTGGAAAGTCTGCTGCTTGGTATAAGAACAAGATTAGAGAAATTAGAAAGCAAAGAACAATGGACTTCTTCAATGATAAGTTTAATACATCAATTTCAGACAACGATGTTGGCGATGCTTGTGGAATATCATATTATGCATATAAGAAGCTTACAGAGCGTGTGTGATCCATTATGGCTAAATTGTATGACTCTAAGATATGGCTTCACAAGAGATATGTTGTAGAAAAAAAGACTATTAAGGATATGGCACAGGAAGCATCCTGCTCACACATGACAATACAAAGAGCATTAGAAAAGCATGGTCTTGTTAAAAATCAAAGGAGATGGACAAAGTGAACTCATTTTCAATAATTATTTCTGATGAGAACAGTGAAGATTTAATTTTCCCAAAAACCCTAGAATCTTTTAACAAATATATTCCAGCAAATAATCATCTTATTTGGGATCATAAAAGAATAGTTGCTTTTATAAAAGATAATTTTAATAATGATGTTCTAAACGCTTATAATTCTTTAAATGCTTATGCATATAAAGCAGATCTTGCAAGCTACTGTATATTAAGTAAGCTTGGCGGTTGGTATTCTGCAATAACTAATGAAATGATTTCTTTAGTTCCAAATGTTTCAGATAAAAATTTAGTATCTTTGGCGAGCAGGTATAAAAGATGACAAGAGGCATATTGAAGACCTTCAGAAAGCTATTTTTTATATTAATGATGAAATAAATAGATTGGAGGGGAAGTAATTGCCAACATATGAATATACTTGCATTGAATGTGATCAGACCATTACAAAACAAAATGTAAAAGTAGACAATAGAGATCACCAACAGTGTGAAACCTGTGGAAATGTTTTAACGAGAAGCTGGACGGTTGGTCATGTTTCTGTTTGGGCTCCTACAGCTGGAGGTTATAGATAGTGAAACTACTAACCCCAGTAGAGGTGACCTTTACAAAAGAAGAAATAGAACACGCAGTTTCTTTTATTGACGAACTAACCAAAGATAAGAATAAAAATAAAGTCTATGATGCAAAATTTGATAAAAACAATAATTCCTACTCTGTAAATTTAATGGGATACCTTGGAGAAATGGCAGCTGCAAAAGTCCTTAATATTGAAACAGATAGTAAAATTAGAACGCATGGCGATGAGGGCTTTGATTTAAAGCTAAACAACAAAACAATTCAGGTTAAAACTAGTACTTTGCCAGAACTAATCTTTAATAGACTAGACCTATTTAAGGCTGACACTGGTATGCTAGTGCAGCTTGAAGGAGATAGAACAGCACCTCACATAGATTCTATTTACCATGTAATTGGATATATCACAAAACAAGATTTTATGAACTCTTATTCTGTTAAGAATTATGGATATGGGGATAGGTTTGTGGTTGGATTAAGTAAATTAAGGTCTATCGAAGATTTGATGCAAGATGACTAAAAAGACTGTTTCAATCAAATACAATCCAAAGTGGGATGTAATGTTTGAGTATCAGCATGGAAAAGATCTCATTGTTCCAGGAACTCCAGTTAAAATAAAAAATGTTCGTGGGGAATTTAAATTTCACAAGTATGTAAAAAATACTGATTCTGGAATGGAATGGATTGATGTTATTGGTCCTACTGGGTATAGATCCTTTTATTTGTGGGATTTAAAGGGTATAATTAAACCTAAGAAGAAAAGGATTAAAAAGAATGTCTGAAATAGAATTAGCTGATCATTGGGAAAATGTCAATAAGGTTGCAGAAGAGTTTCTAAAAGGAAACACAACCATTACTGGAATTGTCAGAGCAACTGGTATGAAAAAATCAGAAGTAGTGGAGCATCTTCAGGAATGGAAAACTATAGTCCATAGTGATAGACAGGTACAAATTCGTGCAAGAGAAGCTCTAAACGGAGCAGATCAGCATTATTCTATGCTAATTAAAGAGGCTTGGGAGTTAATTGAAGAAGCTAAAAGGCAGGGTCAGCTACCACAACAAACTGCAGCATTAAAGCTTGTAGCAGATATTCAGCAAAAGCAAATAGATATGCTTCAAAAAGCAGGTATGCTAGATAACAATGAACTAGCAGAAAAAATTGTAGAAACAGAAGATAAACAAAAAATTCTAGTATCAATTATTCGTGATGTTGTTTCTGGTTGTGATAGATGTAAGCCAATTGTGTTTTCAAAACTTAGTGATGTAACAGGTCAAGCAGAGGAACTATAATGTTTGAAGATATGATAGATCTTCTGGGTGGAGACGAGTTTGAAGAAAAACCAGTAACCATTGAACAGTTTGTTGTTGATGATCATTACTTAGGATTGCCACCTCTTTCCCAGTACCAGTATCAAGCAATTCGTGCAATGAGCCAGATCTACAAGGAGCACACTCTTTTAAACCTTTATGGAAAAGAGGAGGGTGACAAAAGATGGAAGCAAACCTGTAACGAGGTTATCTTACAGCTAGGTAAAGGATCTGGTAAAGACTATATGTCTACAATTGCTGTTGCCTACATGGTTTACTTATTACTATGTCTTAAAGATCCTGCAAAATATTATGGAAAGCCTCCAGGAGACTCTATTGATATTCTCAATATCGCAGTCAATGCTGAGCAAGCAAAAAATGTTTACTTCAATAACTTTAAAAAAAGAATCACTACTTCTCCCTGGTTTAGTGGAAAGTTCATACCAAAAGCATCTTCAATTGAGTTTGATAAAAGTATTAACTGTCACTCTGGTCACTCAGAAAGAGAAGCGTTTGAAGGTTACAACGTGCTATGCGTTATTCTAGATGAAATTTCAGGCTTTGCCACAGAATCAACATCAGGTCACGAACAGGCAAAGACTGCATCAGCACTGTACGATATGTATAGAGCATCTGTAGATTCACGATTTCCAGACTTTGGAAAAGTTGTTTTGTTGTCTTTCCCAAGATACAAGAATGACTACATTCAAACAAGATATGCTGCGGTTGTTGCAGAGAAAAAAATTCATATCAAAGACCACACTTTTAAAATTGATGATACCTTACCTGATGAGGTTGAGAACAATACATTTACAATAGAGTGGGAAGAAGATGAAATTGTAGCCTATAAGTATCCAAAGGTCTTTGCACTAAGAAGAACTACTTGGGATGTAAATCCAACAAGAAAGATAACAGACTTTAAGATCCAGTTCTTAACAAATCCAATTGATGCCTTATCTAGATTTGCCTGTATGCCACCAGATGCTGTAGATGCATTCTTTAGATCTAAAGAAAAAATAGAGACTTGTTTTTCAAGTGCAAATGGGGTAGATGACACTGGAAGATTTGCTGAATGGTTTGTTCCACAAGAGGATAAAGAATACTATGTGCACGTTGACCTGGCACAAAAACATGACCACTGTGCAGTAGCATTAGCACATGTTGATAAGTGGGTTAAGATAGATACGTTCAATGACTATGATGTTATTAATCCTTTCGTAGTTGTAGATGCTATTAGATGGTGGACACCAACTGCAGATAAAACAGTAGAATTTAAAGATGTAAAAAACTATATTTTAGAATTGCGTTCCCGTGGATTTAGAATTAAAAGAGTTACCTTCGATAGATGGAACTCATTTGATATTATGAATGAATTAAAATCTTTAGGAATGAATGCAGAGACACTATCTGTGGCAAAGAAACACTATGAAGATATGTCAATGCTTGTTGCAGAAGAAAGAA